ACACAATTAAGTAAAAGTCCTAGAAGTTTTACATTTAAACCTTTTATGGCTCTAGCTGAAATAAACCTTAATCATTTCATGGGTATAATGGATGATTCTGAAAGAGAAGGTTTGATGAGATTATTTGATACAAATAATTTTAAAGATGATCTTTATATTGCTCTTGCAAGTTTAGAATTTTACAGAACCCAGAGACTTGAACAGTTTGGTTTGTTCAAAGATTACAAAGATCACTATGAGGAAGCTGCTCTTAACTATAAAGATAAAATCTTTACAGTTGAAGTAATGTTGTCTTATGTTAAATACTCAACCTAATGTTTACAGGAAAACTAGTTAAGAAAGATGGTAAGCTTACATATGCTCATCCAAAGGATAAGTTAGCTTATGAACTGTTTGTAGAAAAGCTTCCTGAAGGTCAGGAGATAGAAATGTATATTGATCTTGCTAATGCAGATCACAGTAGAGCACAGATTAACAAAGTCCATGCTTGTATTAGAGAGTTAGCCAAAGAATCTGGCTATACTTTTGAGGAAATGAAGAAAATTGTGAAAGAAAGATCTGGTCTTTGCTACACAGACTCACATGGTGAGTATTGTAAATCTTTTGGAGAATGCACCAAAGACCAGCTCATGTTAGCTATTGAAGCTTGTATTGAAATAGGAGTAGAGTTAAATGTTAACCTTCGGTAGGTGCAACATAACCTTCATCACCAGGTTCTAAAACTTCTTTTTCATCATACTGTTTTTGAATTTGAGCTTGGTTTTCAATTTCAGCAAGCAACAATGTTACTGTTTGTAAAGACTTTTGATCATCATCTAAATCTTGATATGCCTTACTAGAAACTTCTTTAACATAATCAGGAGTTCTGTTGTCTTTGGTCATCTTTTCAACAATACTCATTGCTAAATTCTTTACCATTACATAGTAACCTCTATTTACAGGTACTTGAATAAGAGCATCACTTTTTAATTCTTTAACTTTAATCATAGTTGGTTAATTTTTATTAGCAAAAATATTTATTTTATGAGTCAAAACCTAAACATTGAAGAGATAAAAGAAAAGTTTTATCAAAAGCTCATACCTTCTGGTTGGGGTAGAGTATTGAAGTCATTTATATTCAGTGGAGATTTTGAAAAAATCATTTTACAGTTAGTTAAGAGTAGTAATGCCGGGGAAAGATTTACACCAGTATTTAAAGATTTATTCAGAGCATTTGAAGAATGTCCTTATGATCAGTTATGTGTAGTTATTGTTGGTCAAGATCCATATCCAACTATAAACATTGCTGATGGTATTGCTTTTAGCTGTAGTAAAACTAAAATACCACAGGATGTACAACCAAGTTTGAAGTATATGCTGCAAGAAGTAAACAGAACTGTATATGAAGATGAGTATGTTAGTTATGAACCTGATTTAAAAAGATGGTCTAATCAAGGTATATTACTCTTGAATACAGCTCTGACAACTACAGTAGGTAAAATAGGTGTTCATTATAACATCTGGAAACCATTCACTGCATATTTATTTGACTGGTTGAACAATTATAATAATGGTCTTGTGTATATTTACATGGGTAAAAAAGCACAAGAGTGGGATGAATTAGTTTCTTCAGTAGGTAACATAAAGTATTCAACCTTACATCCAGCAAGTGCTGTTTACAGTTCAAACAAGAAATGGGATTCTAAAGGTGTTTTTGTTAAAGTTTCTGAAGATGTGTTTAATAATTATGGTAAAAAACTAATATGGTAGAAGTATTCAATAGACTGATACAAGAAGGAATTACTCCAAATAATTTCTATATTCTTACATGCTTGAAAAACAAGATAGTACCTCATAAATTTGTAAGTAAAGAACTGGCTTATAGTGTGTTAAAAGCAGATGACTGGTTGTCAGAAGATTTGCAATTAACATCTAAAAGTCTTATCTTTATGGAAGAAATATCAGGGTATTTCAAAAAAGTCAAGAAGAAAGTTAGCACTGATCTTATGGGAGCTGATTATGTAAATAACATCAAAATCTATGTTGAGTTATTTCCAGATAAGAGGCTAAGTTCTGGTAGATATGCCAGAGTTAATCCAAAGAATCTTGATGGAGCTTTTAAATGGTTTTTTGAGACTTATGATTACACATGGGAAACAATATTGTTAGCAACTGAAAAATATGTATCTGAATATGAAATGAAAAGGTTTGAGTATATGAGAACTTCACAATATTTTCTAAGAAAGCAAAATCTTGACAAGTCTTTTGAGTCAGAATTAGCTAATTATTGTGAACTGGTAATTTCTGGAGCAGGAGAAATGCCAAACTATTTTAAGGAAACCATTGTATAGTCATACAATGTAGTTATGTATATCTGTAATTAATCACAAATGAATCATTTATTTAATGGTGCACGGCCTTTATTGCCCGTGACTGAAAGGCAGTCTATTGAAAAAGCTATTCATAAAATAAAAGCTAGAAGACAAGGTCAGGTTAGATCTTTAAGAAGTGCTTGGCCAAAATTTAATGATGCTTTTTGTGATGGATTAGAATGGAGAACTATCACCGTAGTAGGTGCTAGACCGGGAACAGGTAAAACTTTGTTCATGGAACAATTGATAAGTGATATTATTGCTTTCAATAAAGACCAAGAATTTAGAGTTTTGAAGTTCCAGATGGAAATGGTTGATGAAACAAGTGGTGTAAGGAAGCTCAGTTTGAATACAGGAGCAGATTATAACACTTTGATGAGTAAAGGCGGTCAGTTAGTTGATAGAGACATATATGAACAATGTGTGGCTTATTACAACAGTACTAAAGCTAATGACTTTATCAATGTGGTATATGATGCATGTACTGTAGATGAAATGTGTGCTACAATCCATTATGAAATGGAAAAGTACAAGAATGAAGACGGAACATTCCCTAACATGCTAGTTGGCATAGATCACTCTGCTTTGTTTAAAGTAGGAAAAGGACAAAAGGACAAATTTGAAATGCTAGGAAGCTTAGGTGAAGCTCTCACTATGATGAAAAAGAAATATCCTGTAGCATTTATTGTCCTAAGTCAGCTCAATAGAAATATTGATGATCCTAAAAGACAAGAAGAAGGTTCTTATGGTAACTATGTATTGGATTCTGATATTTATGGTTCAGATGCTTTATTACAGCATGCAGATGTTGTTATGGGTATCAATAAACCATCTATCAGAAAAATTAGGTTCTATGGTCCAGACAAGTTCATTATTGAAGATGAAGATATATTAGTATTTCACTTTCTTAAATCAAGAAATGGTACTACAAGAATCAGCTTCTTTAAACTTGACCGTAATGTAATGAGGATTGTGGAAATTCCAACTCCACCAACCGCAGCAAAACAAAAATTGAAAATTTAAGTGTATGACAGTTAGAAAAGAAAGAGAAAAAGATTTCTATGCTCAGCATATGAAAACTTTCAAGAAGATTGGGCAAGGGGATCCATTCTTCTTAGTTAAGACAGCATTTTTCCAGAAAGGTAAGTATGGAAGACAAGTGCAGTTCTTTGAATCAGAGTTAGCAAAAGGTGAAGACATTTACATAGAATTCTATGATAATGTTACTGATGCTAATGGTACTATAAAAGATATTAAACCTTTCTATGAAAATAGACAGTTGTTTAAGTATAGATATAATCCATTCTTCAATGAAGAATATGATCTGAAGGAAGGTACCAACTATAAAGGTGATCCATATAAGTTGTTTACTGTTCCTGTGACAGAGTTATTAGCAGTGTTACCTGATGGTACAGAAATTACATATGCTTTGTTTGAGAAAAGAATGGCTGATCAAGAGAAAAAAGGTGCTGATTTAGATATTGATTTACCTAAATTACAAAATTCATTGGTTGAAGATGAGTTTCCTGATTTCACAGCTGATTTAGTACAACCTACTGCACAAGCTGTAGCAATGCTTACACACAAAGATGCATTTGTTAGTGAGATGACTATACAAGATTTTGCTGCAATTATGTGGAAAAAGCCTGTAAGTAACAAGCAATGGTTAAATGAATTAATTACAAAATCATGAGTATAATACTTCCAACTTCAAAAGTTAAGGCTGGTAGAACTAATCCAAAAAGATTAGTAATTTATTCTAAGCCTAAGACTGGTAAAACTACATGTTATGCTGGACTTGAAGACAATCTGATATTAGATTTAGAGCATGGTGCAGATTTTATTGATGCCTTAAAGGTTCCAATTACAAGTTTGCAGCAGCTTTTAGATACTGGAAAAGCAATCAGAGAAGCAGGTAAGCCTTACAAGTTTATTACCATTGATACTGTTACTGCATTAGAAGAAATGATTCATCCACTTGCGGTAAAATTGTACAAAAGTACAAGTATGGGGAAAAATTTTGATGGAGATAATATAACTACTCTTCCAAATGGTGCAGGTTATTTGTATATTCGCCAAGCTTTTTTCCAAGTGTTAGATTTTGTGGATACATTAGCTGATCATGTAATCTTATCAGGGCATATAAAAGACAAGCAAGTTGATGATAAAGGTGAGCTTGTTATGTCTGCTAATATTGATTTGACAGGTA